AAGATGATAACCCACCACTAGGCATAAGATTTAAATTATGCCCCATATCAAGACTACTAGGTAAATAAGAAACCTTAGTTGAAGTAGACTCTAGCCTAGTCATGGTAGGTTTAGAGAACTCCGGCAAAAGTTTTAAAAATCTTTCCTGGTAGACTGCGCTCGTGTGGTAGCTAGATACAGAATTATCTTGGAATGAGATAACTCTATACACATTACCACTGCTATTTAATGCAGACAACCCTTGAAAGTGAGCATGGTGCTGATAGCCCAAAGCATCTTTTCCTAAACTAGCTGCTCGGATGGTGTAATTTGAAGCATCTAGAATAGCAGACGCTGATTCAATATTACTAAGTCCCCTTGGTAAACTCATAAAAGTTGCAATGACTTCACCAAGCTGGTCAAGAATCATGTTCTCTTCTTCAGCTACTTTTTCATTGCCATAAAAAACTTCTACAATACCAATCATATGAATACCTAGTTTATGTGAAATCTATCTGAGTATATTGGGAGTTAGTCCCTGCTTTAGTATTATTATACCATTCTGGGCTGAATCTATAGTTTAATCTGCCGCCGCCGTTAGGCATATTGATATAAGAACTCTTAGCCGAGTCCCTTCCAAGAGGACCCTTAGACACACCCTTACCAGCTAAACTATTGTAGTATCTTATTATAGTTCTTATGTCGTCTGGGGATAGATCTAATTTTTTATTGCTGCACAGCGGGTGGGTCATTGTGTGAATGAGATCCGGGTCCAGCTCTATTCTAGTGTAATCCCACAATGTCTCGTTCCTTAAGCTGATCTCGTCGAGAAGAATAAATTTATCTGTATTGTCAATGGTTGGAATCATGAAAATTTCAACATAGTAAGTCTGGTCGAATCTATGAACCTGTCCATGATTTCTGTAGTAAGCCTCAGGTTGAATTATATTCATACATTTGTTTAATGTATTGAATACAATTTCCTTAGTTGAGAAGTAAGACTCATTAAACTCTGTGAGTGATCTGTCTACTGTTCCACTGAGTTGTGCTCGGCATGGTCTAGCTAGTGAAGAAGCCTCACCAATATCAGGATCATCAAATGCTATAAAGTGAGTTAGATCTTGAAGAATCTTAGTTTTTGTTAGTTTACTTACAGGAACTAGTTCCCATTGTTTATTCTTGTTGAAGTGCCAAGAGAATTCATAATTAGTAGCCTTGGTATCGTCTACCTCGGCTTTGGTGTGAATCCAAACACCTAGTTTAGAGTTTGTGAGTAAAGATCCATCATCAAGGGCAGCCAAGCCTTTAATACTAAGTTTGTAATTGTGCTCAGGATGGAGGAATGAGTTATCTCTGTGTTGGCCGTAAGTTTCTGAAAGATCAGATCCTTTTATAGTAAATCTAATTCTAGGCAATCCATTTATAGATTTTAGTTTGATTAGAGGATTGTTAAAAGCATAAGACTTCTTTGCAGTTTGAATATCATAAAGAGTAAATTCATTCTGATTACTTACGCCTGACGTGTGAACCAACTCCACGTTGTTCATTATGGCTGAGTTTACTAACTCTACAGTTGTCTCTACGTCCTGTATACAAGACGCTACCAGAGAGGACGACTCTGTAAATGTGAAGGTCCCGTAAGCCGATACTGCTGAAGCGGCACCAGAGAAGTAGATTGAATTGAGTGTGAGACGAGTAGCAGAGTCTAGGCTACTTGCAAACAAATCATAACTTCCTCTTTCAGAAAGGTCACTGTTATCTAGAATGCTACCAAAACAGTGGACGAGGATATTAGCTTTATTCAGATCATTCTGATCGTAGCCAAGCAAGCCATGGTTATTAAATCCAGAAGTATAGATATTGAATAATCTATGAATTTTTTGTCCGAACGTATAGTTTCTGTATTCGTCTAGAGAGCTTAGGAGAGGCTCGCAAGACAACAGACTGTTTGCTATCGACCCAGAAACATTCTTCCAGTTCAGACTGCTTACGTATATTTCATAGTTGTCTTCTACAATTTTCTGAGCAACTCTCTTAATTTTTTCTTCTTCAATTTTATAAATTACATACATAAATGGATCAAGATCTCCTCGATCCAAATACATAGTTGATCCACTGACATCATCATCAATAGAATTATAGCCCCTAGTCTTTAGAGTGCCCGACGTGAAGTAACCGAAGTAACTGGAATTGTCTTTAGTATTACATCTATCTAAGATTGGGTTTATGCTAGATAACATCCCACTGCATTCTGCGTCGGTAAATGCTGAAACATAACTCAAGGATGATGGGATGAAGCCTAAAGAGATCAGGTTATCGTCTGCTGATACTTGCAGCCCTCTTATCGCACTGTCTAGGAAAATTGGTGGGTTGAAGCCAGTCCTGTCGTAATACCCTGCGATATTTAATGTAGACCTGTAGTTTCTTCGCCTAAAAGAGTTCCTAAGTGTTGTTACACTAGAGCTATCTGTGTAGCAAGAATCTAAAAGAGTATCGTATACGTTTCGACCAAGACCACTGAATACTTCGCCATCGCCTCCTAGAAAATCCACGCCGCTTAACTCAGTATTAGCAATAGTTAGAGAGGATGATGCTGCATCTAAAGATTCGTAGTCATCAATAAAGGCACGCATAAACATGGTGCCGTTTGCATAATAATCTTCGCTATCTTCTGCTACTACTTTAAAGTTTGCTATCGCGTGTGCGGGCGCGAACTGTTTAGCAGCTTCTGCTGCGATAAGGATAACTTGTTTTGAGTTAGCCTCGTAAGTTACTTTTGTGAAATCAAAATCGCTAGCTCTAAATGCAAGATAATAGTGAGAAGACTTGCCGTTCCAAAGACTTAGGTATCGTTCAGACTCATCGCCGATTACGCTCAGAAGAGAATCGAAGTTTGGTGGCAGGGACATACCAGAAGCAAACATCAACCAAGAGTTTTCTTCTCTTATTTCATCGGTGGCTCTAAGAGTATTATCTAAAATATACTCACCGACCTGATCAGCAAATGCGGGGCGCACACCGAAACAAACTAATTCATCAACCAAGTCAGTTACTAATTCTTGAGTTATCTCGCAGCTTAAGTAGTAAGGAATTTCTTCAAACGGAGGGATTGGATACTCTCTCCCTCGATAATTAAATCTAAAGAATGGAGCCTTCTTAAATGGTCTACCTCCGATCTTGAAGCTATCAGGATGCTTCTCATATAAAGTAAGTAAGATTCTATCTACAGCTAATCGAATATTATTTTCGAAGTTATAGATATCATACTTGTCTACTTTTAGTTGATTAGATATTGGTCGAGTCCAAGTATCATAACTCTTAAATAGATATGATTCTGTAGCTAGAGCATACATAGCCAAGAATGGCAAATAAGATTCCCATAGCTCAATAATATCAGAAGCTATATCTACGACACCTTCAGTAAATACTAAGTTTACTGCGGCTTGGATGCTTTGTTTAGTTCCAGCTCTCTTGTATAGATCTACGGCATTAAATAATTGAAGTCTCCATTTATTTGGATCAGAGCCCAATAACTTCCAACCGATTAGGTAAGCTATCTCCTGTAAAAGCTCGTCAGGGCAGTCCTGTAGGTCATACAAAGTCTGAAGCTTGTCTGTCTCATTTTGCATATCAGCAAACGCAAAGGAGAACGACTTAATAAGTCTCCAGAATGGACCATTAGACAAGAATTCTGGTGAGAAATTTCCTAGCTGGACGAATTGATCAAAAGCTTCATAGACTTTAAAATCTGATCGGTCGAAATACTCATTTGAATAAATGATATTGTTTAAAGTCTTGAGTTTTTGGAGTTGCTGAGTTCCACTTGTATAAGTTGCTGTTCCTGAAAGGAACTGAGTTGGTATGTAAGCGGAGAATGTAGTCTGATTATACCACAGATACTCTGTCAGACAGTTGATACCATCATTGAGACCTATACTCTCTCCTCTGTATAACTTAACAAGGTAGTTTGGTAATAAAGAGGAAGGTTGGACACTCTCTGAGTTACCACTAGCTAAGAAATAAAACCAACCTAAGTTTTCTATTAGGTTATCGTGAGTAGTCAGGGTCGGAGAGTTAGTTTCAATTTTTGGGATAAATCCTGAAACTAAGTAATTAACAAATGCACTCGAAGTAGCAAAATCACTAAAGTTTTTCTCGTCTTCAATCAGTAAGTTTCTGAAAAAATTGTATGGCTTTATCTCGTTATATGTATTTTGTTTTAGAAAAAATGGAAAAATTCCTTCAACACCATCATCTATACCAGAAAATACAGAACCATTTGAAACATCTAAAATTTGTGAGATATTAGAGGCAATAGTTATGTGGGAATTTATTATTGTATCTAATAAATCGTCAGCCTTCCCAAACTCAGCTATATCATCTGCTAAGTATAAGCTAGGTATGAGTGATTCAAGAACTTCGGAAAAGTTTCTCTTACTCAATCTTTTATTTGTTGTTCTGTATAAGTTGTAACTCATTATACTCTTACAACATTAATAGCCAGGTTATTCAGTTGAATAATCTCGTTAAAATCTGCTTTAACGACTTGAGGGAAGTTGTCGATGGTAGCAAAGACTACATAAGGATTTTGGAATATCTCTCTAGCAAGGTCTTGGGGGTTAAACTCTTGTCCAAAATTTCTATTTCCTATATTCATATAAGTAAGAATTGTATCTCTTACTTGTGCTTTAATTACTTCTTCCTGCTCTTTAACTTCTCTATCTACTCTGATAGTTACAACTAAATCTAACGTTCTAATTAAACCATCTACAACTACGACCTCATCCGTTAGCATCTTTTTTGGAGACATAGCATCAATAAGTTGCTTTTTGAACGTGGGTGTAGCCTTCCGTAATTGTGTATCACTGGCCTTCTCTAGAACATAGATATCAATGATGTTAGCAGAGCAGAAGGCTCTCCTCGTTGCTGCTGTAGCTCTTCCTGTAGATCCATACTGAGAGATAAAGCTGTTGGCGAAGCTGACGTAATCTAGAAGAGTTACTAAGCGGTCTTGTCTTCTGAAAGTTAAGCCTGCATATCTCTTTGCGTTCTCTACAGTTTCTGCTTCTGCGCCACCCGTTCCTATTGAAGTGTTCTCTAGAGTGCCCTGAGCCTCCGTGACGCCTCTGGTAGCTGTTATGGGTGCGTTGATAACCTCACTTGCTATGTTGCCTCTAGAACCACCTCCGACTCTGTAGGTTACTACATAACTATCTGAGGGTTTTGGGGAGATACCGATAATGCTGTCCCCGAAAACTACTGTGCCTCTGAAATCATCATCTGTTACTACTTGAAAAACTTTATCAGAAGCACCTGAAGCAAAATAGATATTGTCTGTTCTAGTATAAACTCCGCTAGTAGCAGCATCACCTTCAACAAAGACCTCAACAGACCCTTCGACGATAGGTCCAATATCTAAAGTAACCGTTTTGGTCCCAGTGCTATTTCCGAAAGTTCCTGTCTTCTTGACGAAAGCCCCTTCTAGTAAAACTAAATTATCGAAGACGCTACCGGACCCTGGAGCGTCTCCTTCAGCGAAGTTGGAAGCTTCAACTTCCTTTAACAAGATATTTCCATCTTGGTTAGCGGGATTAACCAGCCCATTTTCAACTTTGTATAGAGTGAAGTTTAGAGGTTCTCCGTCCTGGGCGGAGTTGATTACAATTGTTCTATCTGTTGCATCAATAATTAGATCTTGATCGACATCATCGAAAGGGCTTGAGGCAAAAGTTATTCTGGCGTTTGCTGCTGCACTGATAGGTCCCTTCATCCTAACTCCGACTAACTCTAATAACTTTTTGACATTATTTCGATTCTTAGCTGTTCTTAAGTAGTTTTCATTAGCTAAGAAGTCTGCTTTCATACTAGTTACAGATCCGACATAAGACATCAAATCTATTAACATTCCTCCTAAGTCGGACTCAAGAAAGTTGTTGTAGTCTAGTGAATAAACAGCTTTGATATAATCATACAAAGCAATCTTCAATGAATCAAAATCATTGGCTGCGAAATCAATTAAGGTTTTCTTTCGCTCCTCTGGGATTCTGGCAAGCTTTAAGAAATCTGAATCTACGGTTCCGCTAAAACTCATACCTGCACACTCACTTCAAAAATAGAATCGACTTCTGATCTTATAGAACACCAGAGAGACACTTTTAATGTTGGTAATCCCTCGCTACTATAAACATTATTAGGATTTACTATTAATTTTAAAATTTTTACTTTAGGAAGATATAAAGAAATAGATGTAACAATTCTATCTCTAATCTCTTCTACTAAATCTGCATCAAGAGGTGAGAAAAGTAAAGTATTTAAAGAACAACCAAAAAGAGGCAGCATTAACCTCTCACCTGGGGATGTTCTAAGTAATTGATAAAGGCAGGCTTTTACAGCCTCCTGGTTCGATACATTGCTAAAGTAACCTTTAGTAGAAGTTGCCTTGAGTGGGTAAGCAAAACCTAATGTATTTTTATAGACTTTTCTTGTAACAGAGTTATTTCTTTCATTACTCTGTAACTTACCTCGAATATAAATATCTTCTCCTAAATTTTTCATGGTTA